CACCTGACGGGCCAAATACTGACGCTAATTGCGGCCCCTGTTGTCCAAGAATCGTAAATGCACTGGTTCCCATTTGGGCTTGAACTGCAATATCTTGCAATTGATAAGAAACTTGCTGCGCCTGCGCCCTCATGTTTTTCATAGGGGAGACATTACTTCTTACAGATTTAGATAAGCCTTTTGTTTTGTTTTCGGCATTCTGAGCTTTGTTGCTTAAATTATCTAGCTCATTAGCTGATTCCATTACTCCATAGGTAGTAATTTTGATTCCAAGTTGCGCTACGTCAGCCATTTTTATTTGTCTCTCTAAAGTGCAAGGTATCTAAGTGTCGAATAATATCAACTTCAAAGGTAGATAAGTTTCCATATATCGACATATAAGCCTGAATTTCATTATAACTTATAACGCCAGACGATGAATTTTTTAGAGAGACAAACAAAACCCAGAGATAAGCTAACTCATCCCTGAGCATTGGTTCGCCATCAAGCTCTTTAGGATTTTTGCCTAAAGTCTTTGCAACCTGCTTTAGATTATCTAACCGACTAACTTTGGAACCTTTGTCATATCCGGCAGCCCAAAACTGCCATTTAGCAAAAGTTTCTAATTCCGTTGTTAGCCCTTGATAAAATTTTTCCTATCAGCTACAAATTTATCTACTTGAGATGCAATACTGGGAGCGTTGGTATATAAATCTCGCGCTTTATCTTCTGTAAACTCAACTTCATCTTTACCGCTTTTTAAGCCACGCCAACCTTTAGTGATAGAGACAAGCATTTCAATCTCACCGCCTTCTTCCTTATTAAGTAACTTCCTATGGTATGCCCTAACAGCATCTCGGTATGACTTTGAATCTATACCCTTTACATGAATATAAAAATCAGTTTCTTTATTATCAACTGGGCTTAATATTTGTATTTCTGCCCCTTCTTCATGCGGCACAGCCGTATAAAGCTCTTTAATATCCATCTATATCTCCAGTTAGTTAGGGGCATTTCTGCCCCATTTTTTACGCAGCAGTTCTTGTAATAACAATCTGCGAAGCGTCACCAGAATCGTATAATGCTACGAAATCTAAAGATACTGTCACAGCCCCTGCTCCGCCGACTTCAGGGTTCCCTGAATTGTATTTAACATTTGGCAATTCAAACAAATAGTCGTTACCAGCAGCATCAGTCAATGTAAAGGAAAGACTTGAAGATGTTTCATTAATAAACTTGTCAATCAAAGTCGAATCTTCAAAGTATGCAGTAATAGAACCGTTTACCATTGATTTACCAATAGATGGTTGCAGTGTGTCTGAAGAACCAATTACATATAGAGCTTCCATACCGTTTTCGATATTCAATTCAAGGCTAGTGACTACGGCAATGCTAGAACCGCCTTCTGTAATCGAGCCGCTAAATGAATCAAAAGGAGCAGTAACAGATTCAGTGTTATAAGTTGCGCCAGTAACAGCAACGCTGGCTACACTAAAGTCTTTACCGATAACACCAAATGATCCAGTAACCATAGAGTTAGGAGCTACTGACAAAGACATAGTGTTGAAGTTACATCCAGTAGATCGAAGATACTTTCCGATGTCTTGGTGGTGGCGCTCGATTGTATAGCTTCGGCGAGTAGTGCCCGCTTTAAGTACATCTGTATTCCACGTTCCACATAGAACAGCCTGTAATATGTCGTCAAAAGAACCGTAAGACAGCTCGAAGTTAATATCACCAGAAACGCTTTTATTACCATGACGGTAGTTAGCAATTTGACGATCTTCGCGCAGTTCTTCTGACTCAATAGAATCTTTAGAAAGGCCAATAGTTGTTCCAGTGTGACGGATAGGTGTAAAAACTGGGGTTGATGGAGTAGTGCCGAATGTAGATTCGACTACATACGCCATATTGTGTCTTGATCCTGTTGCAATAGTCATAAATTACCTCGGTGCTACATGAGCTGTATAATTAATTGTTACTGAAATAACGAATCGATCTTCGTCTATAAGTCCTGCATTTCTTGATACGTTACCAAGTCGAACATAAACGCCATTATACAGCAAATCTGTACCGCGCTTAAAATGATTGGCTATCACATCAGCCTTAGCTTCTGCGATTCCTCTGCCCGTACCAGCAGGAGCAAATACATCAATTTGATATAAACCTAAATATTCATCTATCCCGGTTGTACCCAATCCAGCTTGAACTGTCGGAGCAGGTAAATGGGTTGGCCTCAAGTATAGCGTATTTTTTATAGGCTTATAGACAGTGTTTTCCCAGGCGACAGGAGATGACCCAGTCAACGTATTAAGTTGTGAATCTAATGCTGCACTAATGTCTGAAAATACTGTACTCATTATTTAATCTCTTGCACTGCTTTATTTATTGCTTGCTGAAAAGCAAGAACATTAATTCTTACCATGCCAGTAGGTGCTTGGCTAGAATGACCAAGATATTCTATACGATTTGCATAAGGTACGTTATTTGTTAGAAATATAGCGCCATCACCTTTAAATGATTCAGTAACAGCAACAATGTTTGATATTGTCGTTCCTCCGGAAGTATCTCGTGTGTCTAGCGCACCCATGACAGGGCTTCCTAAAGAACACTGCCAATTGCCTCTCAACCGTCCAGCAACATACCCAACAGGAGGTTTCTTCTTCCACAAACTTGGGTTACCGACAGGAGTTGACTTTACAACACGGCTAAATAAATCTATTGCAACAGCTTGAGCAACGTCATTGACGTTTCTTTCAGTCTTGTCAGCAAATTTCTTAATATCTGAGGTGAAGCTCATAGTACACATCCGTTCCAGATGGAGAGATTACCTTCACATCCATCACTCGATAGTTAATGCCTTCAAACAAAACATTGTCATCAATAAATGGAACACCTCTGCCTGACTCTAAAAGCATCTTAATGTCGTTTTCTTGTACTAATTCAGAAGCCTTCTCAGCCTGCGTAAATTGCGCTCTAACAGCTTTTGCTGTGATGGTACTCGTACTGCCTCCAGAGTAAGCGCCAGTCGCAGGATCGAATGTAGAGTCTCCTACGCGAGTTATTGAAGCAGACGCACCAAAGTAAGTAATTAGCTTAGAAGCGGTTTTTCTTAAATTAACAAAGTTATACCCAGACCCATTTGTCTGCGTAGGCAATGCAGGTGGTAATCCTGAATCAGCGTTGCGAATAAAACCGTAATCAAACACGAATAACCCTCATTGTATTAATTACTAACTTTTGCAACTTAGTCTCAGCCGCAGTCAAATAAGTGTTGGCTCGCGCGCTGCTTGAGTATTCAACCTCAAGCTCACCCACTTTTTCCTTAATTGTTTCTCTTGCCTGGTTTGCTAGTGGATTCTCTCCACCGTCAATCCCAATGCATATTTCCATCTGAGCTTCTTTAAGAAGTCGCGGGATGTAATCAGAATCAACGTAATAATTATCAATCTCTACGCCATATCTAGGCCACTGTAGATTTTGCTCTATATTAGATTTAGTTCCGACAAACATTTTGGACTCTAAATAGTCCATCGCCTGAATTATCAGAACAGAAGCCGTCCCAGTAAGGGTCACCCCTCTATCTGAGGCATAGGTTGTTAATTCTGCTTCGGACACATACGAATTTGCAGTTGTTGAGCCACTGCCAGTCTCTACTACAATAGTCGCCATTTATGCGTCCTCCATCCAACCGTAAATTGAACCGCCTACCCTGCAAGATTTGTCTACGGATGCGGTCAGCCCAAAAACAATACCTTCACCAAACGAAGGCGGAACAGGAAAAGAAAATGTAACACTTCCATCCTGTAAATCTACACTACCCAAAGGCAAAAGCAAAAAAGGGTTTACAAATATATTCCCATCATATGAACTTGAAACAAGTCTAATCGTAACCCTTGCATCGGCACTAGAGCTGGAACTGCCAGCTACTGCGCCAGATATAAATACGCGCTTTCCTTTTGGAACCATTCTTGCAGACGAAGTCATTAACAGCTTGTTTATTAATATCTCTGCGTATGTAATGCCGCCATTTAAAACAATGATGTTGCCAGCAGCTTTTAAATCGCTGCCAACTGTCATAACGTGCATTTCATTAATAAAATAAATATCAGTGGCGGCGGTTAATACCGGAGTTAATCCGGCAAGCGTCACTATTTCAGTATGTTCAATCAAGTTTACATCAAGATAATGTAACTCAAGTGTTCTAATTCCAGTACCAGCGGCAGAATCATTAGCGCTAGAACTTACAATGCTCATTTGAACGCCACCAATGGCAGGCCCAACAAAAGCACCATTTGACCAAATTACAGAATCTTCTTGGCTTCCGTCAAATACTCTTTCACCAAATGCGGCAAATCCGTAAGCGTTTGGAACCTTACCGCGTGCAATGTCGTTTTCAATATTATCAACTGGAAGGCGATCTAATCGAGTAACTAACTCGTGAGAGGTATCAGCTTTCGCAGAAGTTGAGAGCCTAATACCTTGAGCAGACATTATTTAGCCTTTTTAGACGGTGCTTTAACTTCTTTAGCGGCAGGAGCATCAGACCATTCAACATCAGTCTTGAGCATATCTTCTTTATTAATTACAGCATAACCGTAAGGGTTATCTTTGCGTACTACTTTTACAGTTTCCATTTCTGACTCCTAAAAAGCCACCCCCCGAAAGAGGTGGCTAGTTTCAGACTTAGCCCAACAACAGAGCGGTATGCTCTGGCTTGATGTTTTTAACACCCCAAGCCAAACCAACTTCGTAACGTACTTTTCTGTAGCCTTTGTACATTGCAAATTCCATTGTCAAACCTGAGCGTGGATCAGTGATCAGCATAACGTCTTCAGCCATGTCACCTTCTTCTGGACGGGCAGGAGCGCGAGCAGCAAGAACGATAGCAGAGCGGTTGAACGCCATGTTACGAGCAGAAGAACCAACAACAGTCAGAGCAGTTGCAGAAGTTCCGATAGCCTTACGCAGACCGGGAGCAGCCAGAGTAATAGTGCCGCCGCCAGAAACATCAGCATCACCAGATACAACAACATACTTGTTAGTGTCGCCAGCAAAAGTAACAACGTCACCAGCCAAAAGTGCGCCAGTACCAGCAGAAGCCAAAGTCAGTACAGTTGCACCAACAGCATAGCCAGCGTTGTTAGTAGTAGCATTAGCAGCACTACCAGCAGTGTGGTTGTTAATCTGAGCAGACTCACGCAGTGGCATACCAGCTAGATCAAGCAAAACGCCTTGACGAAGCATAGAGTCAGTACCAGCAGAGTTTACGGCAGATTGCTTACCAATGAAGTTAGCACCAGCAGAAGTATTCAATACTAACTGGTTGTCACTTACTGGTGATCCGTTATCCTTCAGAATCTTCAGTACGTTAGACGCATCAGTGTAGTCGTTAGCAGTTCCGAAAGGAGTGCTACCAGCAGTACCGTAAGCGCGGCTAAAAGTAGACTGAAGGCCAGCCAGGTCAAATTCAACTTCGTTAACCATTGCACGGATTGCCTGAGCAATCTTAGCAGCACGAACGCCCATGTAAGTAGCGCCAGTGTTTAGTTTCTTCTGGTCATCACCGTTAAAACCAAACTCAGCAGCGCGAGACTTGGTGATTTGGATGATAGTGCTTCCAGAAGTTTGACCAGTTGGATCAGGGATGGTCATAGCAGGAGTGATGTCAGATACATTACCTACTGGCTCAACGTCAACAACGATGTTTTGGTTGATACCGGCACGTTCTGCGCTGGCGTTCATAGTTACCGCAGGAATTAGACCTGTGAGTTCGCGTGATACAACATCCAGAGCTTCATAAATATCTGGAACGATTGAGGAGATAGTATTCTCAGCCATTTTAAATTACCTTTCAATTATCAGTTATAGTGCCACCGGACTTCACAAATTCCATCCGTTTGGCTGGGTTAAGTGCCTCAAATTCGGCACGACTTCTTACCTTTGTGGCACCGCCACTATTTGAGCCACCAGAGGCACCGCCGCCCGATGATTGATTGCCTTTCAACAATGCAGAATATCTTGCATCGTTTTTAAACTCGGATTTAAGATCGTCAAACGAACTAACGGTCAAATTACCATTTACGTCTGTAACCTTAACACCATCCTCGTGAAATTTCAATCTACGGCCTATGAACTCACTTAACAACTCAGCATTTGCGCCATCTGCAAGATCAGCGGCTAATTTCATTGCTGTATTGTTTCTTTTCTCGTTCGCTATGCCTTGACGTAAATTATCAAGTTCACCCAGAGTTGTTTCATACTTTTCCTGGGCAGATTTATGAAGTTGCTCATAATCACCCTTCTCTCGTGCAATTCTTTCCCTTTCGGCCTGAGTTTCGGCCTCGATTTCCCGTTTTGCTTGTTTAGCTCGTTTTGCTTCCGTTAATAGCTCTTCCATCTTAGCTTTCATGGCGTTGTTCTCTGCCATTAATTGAGATAGGTCTACTGATGGAGCTTCTTGTTGCACTTCTGCTACTTCTGTTTCTTCACTCATTTAAATCACCTTTTGGTCACAAACCAAGCGATCACTGATCACTTATAAGTCAGAGAATACAATTTGATTCATACTCTCTAGTTCAGAAAGGGTGTAAACCCTTCCGGTTGGGTCAACAAACTTATCAATACCAAGTTTGCCAGCTCTAAATAGACGAGAACGCTCAATACCTAACGCCTCATCTATAAATTCTTTGTTTTGCCGCTGTAACCATTGCCCATAATTCAATTTGGAGTCTACTTGTCTCGCTCCACTTTGATTTACTGATGGTCTAAACGACTTTACGTTTAAACCAAGTTTAAACTCGTCCCGTATAACTGGAACTGTTGTCGATCTGCATCCGTAATGCGCTGGTGGCATAGGGCCAGATCCAACCAGGTAAACAGTTAAATCACGACTCATGCAAACAAGGGTTGTTCTTCCGTCAAGAGTTGATACCCATTCATACTCGCCAATCATTCTACTATTCTTTTTGTAGAAGGCAGATCTGCTAAATGAACTAACATGATTAACAATTGTACCGATTAATGATGTTATTTGGCGTTTCATGATATTTCGAATAAGATTATCAACTTTGCGAATAATTGATTGAGTGGAATCACCTAACGTCACGCCGTCAATTACCTGCTGTAATATTTGCGCTTTCTTGGCATTTCCGAATTGACTTAACGCATCAGCTATACTTACACCAGAACTGACAGACATTGCTTCCGTCAGGACGTTTCGAGCTAATACTGCGCTTTCTGGCATGACTAATGATGTGTTTACTACCTTGCTAATCATTAAAGCGGCAAAAGATGCCTCACTAACAGCTAATTCCTTTGAGTCAAACTCAATAAGCAGTTTAATTTCTTGAAATGTTAGGTCACTTAACGTAGTGATCTCTTTGACAACGTCTTGCAGCCTCTGGGCTACAAAGTTCTCAGGCTCTTGACTTAGGCGAGCATTAATCCTTTGACGAAGACGGGTTAATATCTTGACAGCCTCTTTCGACCTGCCATTACCGTAACGCTGAAGGAATACCTGCCGCCTAGTCGCAGCATCTATCAAATATTGATCAGTAGTCATTATTTACCGTACGGCTTAGATTTCTTCTTCTTCATTACTCACCTCTTTTACGCTTGGTGGGGCAATAGATAGAGTTCCTACGTCCATTTCAAGCACATCGTCAGACTCTATCTCATCGTCCAGCACTTCATCAGTTCTGTCATGCTCAAGAAGGCTTGCTTTACGCATCAAGTGTCTAATATCTGATTTAGCGATGACACCACGATCCATAAGCTGGATATTTGCCATAAGCAGGTTGGGGTCAACAGTAGAGTCGTAGAACTCTTTGTTGATTTCTATTTCAGGGTCAACAGTACCGCCCATAAACAGCATTGCCCACTTTAGGCATTTCTCGAAAGACTCTTGGACGTTAATGATGATAGCGCCCAGCTTACTGTTATGCCCGGCGAATCTAATCTTGGCAGCTTCGGCAGTCTCCCTGCCTCCACCGTCTTGAATGATCCGGGTTCCGATCTTAACCATCTGCATTTCTTTCATCTCCATCCCTTTCAGCGGCATTTGGTTCTCATTTGCCTGGAGGAGTTGAGCGCCACCGCCTTCCGGTAACAGAATGGCAGATCGTGAGCCAAATGAGATGCCTCCCGACATATTCTGGTCTACCCATGACTGAGTAAGGCCGGAAAACGCTGGAGTAGGCTGACCAACCAAGAAAGATGATTCTTCGTAGTCAGCAGAGTTGCGGTAGTGAGAAATATTGATCTCAGCGATGTCATATAGAGGCGCTTTATCAATAGTCTCGTCATTATTGACAGAACCGATAAACGCGAACGGAATTTCAGTCCAGAGCGAGCCGTCAGACTTGCGAGGATAAATATCTACCTCGCCATTACCGTATTCGACAATATCACCGTCTTCGTTGTACAAATTTTGTACATATACGCCATTCTTTAACAGAAGGACACGGTGATACATGCATTCTTCGTAATCAAAGCCATCATCAGAATCTTTCAGGGTAGGCTCTTGCAATACGACCAGGGATAGCTTCTTTAGGCCGCCCATAGTCGTAGTTCGCCAGTTAATAACAGATTCTGCCGGGTAAGGGAGGATATTCGCCCGCAAATTAAGCGAGCTGACTTCGTAATTCGTCAATCCTTCTGGGGCTGATGGGTAGTCCACTAAAAGTCCGTATCGACCGATCATGAGAGCTTCACTAGCGGCATCTTTGATCATTTGATCTAGGGAAAGGCCATCACCGTTGGCATTTTCGATCATATACTCAATAGCAGGGTCAACAACGATAGTGGACGGCTTGCGGAACACCATTCCGAGCATTCCTTCCTTCGTATGAGCCGTAAAGTTCACGAAATTGGCTCGTTCGACATAAGCCTTGTATCGGAGCTTGTTATCAGTCGATCCATCAGTAGCATTTGGGGGTGGTAGGTAAGCTGTACCAGCTAAACCCCCAAGCGCACCCTCTGCACCTTTGGCTCTTGACTTAATCGCGGAAGCACCTTCGTCACAATCACGAACCATCTTCCATCGGTTTAAATACTTGTCGTACTGGGGGTGTCTGCTATCTACTGGCATATTTTATCTCGCAAAACGTACTCGTAGGTCTGCCACAGGCTTAACTACTGGAATTTCAAAGGCTATCGGATAAGTTCCCGCATCAGGTAAGTGATCAAGGTTAGATTTCTTGTCTGGCGATCCATTGTCATCATAAGCAAGCTGCTCTAAGCAGCGAGCGTACTCTGGACACAGGGTATCGTTCACAAATAACCTTCCTTTATCAAAAGCTGTATTCGCTGCAAGTATCCTATCCTTCACAAAAGGGTTAGCTCTATTCGCATACACGGCAAAACCCGCCCCTTCTAATAACGATATATCAGAAATGGACGCATCCACCGTTTTCCTACTCCGGCCACTGGCATCAGGGTAGATTCTAATTGTGTGATTAGGATAATGTGATTGAATCGTCCTAATCATCGCTGGGGTATCATAAATACCCTTCAATTCGTTTACTGCGTGCCACTGATCGCCGTGGCAGATATAAATAACAGCAGACATGTTTGTGACGTTAAAGTCCATGCCTATTCTTAACAGATTACTGTCATCTGCCGTCATTGTTGATCTATGTGCAATTCTATCATAGTTATTATATACCGTCCCAGAGTGCAAATTGACGAACTTGCCTTCAAGGTACGCTGCTAATAAGTTAGCCGGGTATATATCTATTAAACTCTGTACATAGGCTTCTGGTAAGTGCGGGTTACTAGACGTAGGCGCTTGAATGATCTCATATCCAGGCTTCGGGTCTTTTACCCATGTATCGTACACAAATCTAAAGCCTTCTGGGGTGGTGGTGACCCCTACCGTATTTGGCTCGCCATTCTCTTTCACTTGTCGGTTTCTGGCTACGATCTGCCGCCAGGCATAAGCCGCATCTTCAGGCTTCATCGTGTCCAATTCGTCTACGTCAGCGTCAGCGTGTTCATATCCGATAATTCTATGTGGGGCATCCATCGATCGAAAGTAAATACGCCCATAACCCGTTATCTCAATGTAATTTAACGGGGTCTTATATAATCTATATCCGATTCCAAGTTCTTCCAGGGCCGCCTCAAATCGAGGAAAGGCAATCATGCGGATAAGGTCGTAAGTAGGCGCGTAGAACCCTCTATCTGTCTTAGGGTTCTGTATCTTGCCTACAATAGCCCGTTTAATAGCAGCTTCTGTCTTACCCGCTCCAAACCCAGCCACCAAAGCCGGATATTTAGCCTTAGTGGTCATATACGCAAACTGTGGCCCTGTCGGAGAAATTGTACTCATTCAGGTTTGATAATATTGATGCTAATTGGCTGTGCAGAGACTTCAGCTTGCTCTTCCTTCCATCCCGCTTGAGTCTTTAAGTAAAAGATGTTCGCTGTCACGTTACCGTCTAAAGCCAGCTTAACCAAGTTATTACCCATAGTCGCTATTTTCGTAGCTCGGCCATATTCGTAAGCCTCTCTAACTTCAGGCTGTCTTTTCTCAATATTAAACAACGTCTTTTCTGTTATACCAAAGTAACCCGCTAACTGCGATTTAGTCAGCACAGAAGCAAGGTCTCGATACTCAGCAATCTCATCGTAACCCCATACAATCAGAGCTTTATCTGGATTGCCACCGCCTTTACCTCTGTTGTCTTTCTTAGTCATCGTATAAGCCTCTCAATTGCGTTCTAAGCGCGTTTAGCGCACCACTGTATAGATTGGCCGAATATACCCTAAATCTCGCCTCAATGTAATAGGCCTTAAAAATGGCCCCGTAATTTTTGGGTATAGCGCGCCCACCCGTCAGGTCGTGGG